AGGGCGATTGCAATACCGATACAGACGGGAAAAGGTGTTTTTTATGGTATATCAACAAATGGGAGTACGTGCAACATCACAGAGATATACCTTGTGAAGAAAACGTATTCATAATAATTGCACTAGATTGAAACTAAAGTTATGAATGATACAACAATAGTTCTAATCTTCATAATATCCTTATCCGTCATAACTTGGATATGGTCAGAATATGAGGTTAGAAAGTTCGGTTAATGAAACGTAGAGGTAAACCATGATAGATTGTAATAAATGCAAATACAAAAATGGCTGTCCGTTCAAAGGCTCAAGTGTTGAGCATAAATGCGGAATAAAGCAGACAAAGAAAAGATAAGTAGTTTGTTCGCATACTGAAACGAAAGGAGCAACGATGATATACATAGAAACAGACGGGGTTAAATACCCGATAGAGAAGTTCCAAGTATTCAAGACACAGTTTGGGAATGACGGGATAAGGATATACGGAGAAGTACCCATCACGGACGGATTTAGGATTTACGTTGACGATGAGTTAATAGCCGACAAGTCCGACTTTAAATATCTGTACCGAGAAGATGAAGTGTGCAAGGAGTACACAAAGGTGGAAGAAACGCCTATCCCGACCGAGAGTTATGCGATGGGCGATGTACCCGTGAATCCTATTCAGCGACAGATAAGTGCATTGAATAAGCGGATAAGCGACATTACGCCTTACACACAGACAAAGTACGGGTATTACGGGGAAACCGAAAAGGTATTTTACGGAGTGCCGAGTGGAAACGTCACAGTATTTTGCGATGTTGATAATACAATCACACGCATTGAGGATAGGCTTATAGTCAAGTTTGCTGACAAGTTGGCAGACACAACGGAAATAACAATAATGGTTCAGTAACGAAAGGAGAAAAGATATGAACTACGCAGTAATTCAGCAGATTAACGGAGCATATGAAGTAAAGTATGAGGGAGAAAATCTCGACAGCATGAAGTATAACTACCATAACTGGCTTTCACTTCTCTACAATGATACGGGTGCGGTTAAAGGTGTTGTTAAACTCGTTGACGGAAACCTTGACATTGTTGATGGTTTGGTGGAGTTCATCGACAAGCCTGCTAAAGCATAAGGAGATAGTCTATGGCTAAAGTAGAGATTAAGATGGGTGAAATCGGTGGCGGTTATAATATCGAGGAATTGTCGGGAACAATCGCGGGTTATGCAAATTTGGTTTTTCCTACGCAACATAAATCAAAGTATTTCTGCATAAATCTTCCTAGTGACAACCTCAATGGTGCAGAGGGAGATACATACGCGCATGTAAACGGCGTTGTTAATAACACCTATGGTTTGACAATCAGTGACAATGAAATCAACATAAATAGAAGTTATTCGGCGTCAGCGGTTTCATATACAGGAATATCAATATATTAACTCTTGCACTAACTAAACGGAAAGCGAAATAAAAAGGAGATAGATTTATGTGGCAAAGAGCATTAAGCGGTAATGGTGGCGGTAAGGTGTCAGAAGATACATTCACCATGAGTTATGGTACTGTAACCGAATATACTGTGTCATGCGGATTTCAGCCGACAAAGATATTTGTGTATAAGATAACTGCAAGTGGTACGGGTTGGGCAGATGGCTCAAGAGTAGATTTATATGACGCAGATATGGACGCGGCACATCAGTTCAGAGCATTAAGGGTTGGTAGAGATTACGCGCAGACCGAAACGATACCGCCGAGTGATGATGGTATATCAGCACTAAACTCAAGTGGGTTTAAGTTCGAAATAAGTTCTTCCGCTTGGGACGGCACATATAGATATTTTGCGGTAGGGTGATTTGCACTAACTAAAGGAAGAAGAATGAAATATCGGAAAAAACCTATTATTGTTGAAGCATATCAGACGAACAAAGAAATGATTATCCATACTCTTGAGGGAGATATGACAGCAAATGTTGGTGATTATATCATCACGGGAGTAAACGGAGAACAATATCCTTGTAAACCCGATATATTTGAGAAAACTTATGAAATTGTCGAACAGAGGTGAATTATGATTTTCATTGATTGTGGCAACGGAAATCCCGATGATTATGATAGCGAGTTTGCAAAGGAGTTACAGACTATGCTTGATGAATTATCGGAAGAAGATACGCATACTGAAACTTAAAATCAAACTAACATTTTGTTTGAGTTTTGATGTTTGGATTTTGAGTTTTGCGCATACTGAAAATGGATAGAATGAAAGAAAAAGCAAAAGAACAATATGAGTTACTTCTCGACATTCTTGAGTTATGCGAGATTTACTATGACGAGCAGGAGTTTGAGGATAGGAAAGAGGAGTATATCACATACTGAAACGTAAGCGCAACAATATGAACCTACTCCGCCTCTGACTCAAGCGTACCATTGTAGGTCTTTTGCCTTGTTTGCGGTGCAAGGTTAAAAAACCGCAATAGGGGTGTGCTATAAATGGCACATCCTTTTTTGTATCATAAAACAGAGAGGAAAGGGGAGTTCGATGGTATGGATACAACATATGTAACAAAAGAAGTACACGATGAGTTTGCGAAAAGAATTGACGAGGAGAATGATCGTCAGAATAAACGCCTATCCCTGTTGGAAGCCGGTCAATCACAGATCACAGAGCTTGTCTCAACGGTAAAAGTCCTGGCGGTAAACATGGAGAACATGGCAAAAGAACAGGCCAAGCAGGGCGCAAGGCTGAATGAGATCGAAGGTAAACCCGGTAAACGATGGGAGACTCTCGTGGCATGCGTTATCACATGTATTGTTACAGCTGCTTTTGCGTATTTCTTTAAGGGGTAGTCTATGACCGAAGTAATACGATATGGAGATCTTTATGGTTACGATGATGCGGAAGTCATCCAGGATGATGATGCATCTTTAGTAGTAATAGACACATCTAATTCTGAAGGGAGTGAAGAAAATGCAGATGTTAAATGATAAGCTTTATGATGTTTTGAAATGGGTGGCAATGCTGTTTCTTCCGGCACTTGCGGTGCTCATTAAAACGGTATTTACCGTATGGCAGATCCCGTATGGGGACGAGATCAGTACAACGATAATGGCTATTGATGCTTTCTTGGGAGCGATCTTAGGCATTTCGAGTATACAGTACAAGAAAGGTGAGTAATATGTCTGCAGCTACGGACTTTATCAACAAGATAGGGCCTATGATTGTTAAGGAAGGCAAGAAACGAGGGTACAAGATCTTCTCGACAGTTATTGCCCAAGCGGTTATCGAGAGCCGGTACGGGCAGAGCGGACTTGCCAAGTACAACAATTTCTTTGGCCTCAAGAGCGGATCATCCTGGGTAAAGCAGGGCAAACCTTCCGTTGTGATGAAAACAAAGGAAGAATATACGCCCGGGACATTGACAACGATCAATGATTCTTTCAGAGCTTATCCGAGTATGGAAGCAGGCGTTGAGGGATATTACGATTTCATCAGCACTAAGCGATATCAGAATCTCAAGACAGCAACAACATACAGGATGTATGCTGAAATGCTCAGAGAGGATAAATATGCTACGTCAAGCAGCTATGTGAATACCCTTTGCAAATGCGTAGAACAGTATAACCTGCAGACTTTTGACAAGGAACAGATCCCGGGACAATGGGTGATCGGTCAGACCTACACGACACAGCAGGATCTGAATGTCAGAAAAGAGCCGAATGGAGCACTCGTTCCCTTTGATGCATTAACCGAGGACGGAAAAGAACATGCATTTATCGGGCCTACAGGGACAGCGGTGCTGAGAAAAGGCACAAATGTTACGGTAAAGGAAATAAAGAGCACAGGGACATGCACCTGGCTTAAGATTCCGAGTGGATGGATCTGCGGCAAGAATAGCAAAACTGTCTATGTAAAGTAGCTGTTCGACAGAGTTCGATGCAAAAAACATGTTCCGTAAATAATACTATTTCCCCTTCCTGTTCGATGATAATATTAAATCGGGTGGGAAGGGGTTTTTATGATTATATCAGCATTTACGGAGATAGAGCTTGAGTTCTATAGGCAGACATGCAATTTTGTCGGGGACGAGAGGGATCTGTTCGAGATGAGGAGCGAGGGCATTCCTCTTGAGACCATAGCGGAAGAGCTGCACTTGACATTCGATGCGGTCAAGAAGAAGTCTCAGAAGGTAAACAATAAGATAAAGAGAGTCAGAAGCACTTTTGAAGCACTTACGTTACATTGAGTAGGTGCTTTTTTAGTGCGACAATTTAACCATGATAGAGTTTAACAAGCTATTCAGAAAACTAATGAAAGATGAGTCCTTACAGGATGTGCCGGTCAATTTCATTATCAAGGTCTTTGCGGCAATAAGGACGATCCTGGAAAGCGAGGAGTAAATGTTCCCTGTAACACCTTATCAGAATCAATTACAGAATCTTCAGAGTCAGATCATGAGTCCGACTCCATCCGTTCAGTATGTCAATGGCAGGCAGAGTGCTGATAACTATTCCATGCAACCTAACAGTTCCGTGATCCTCATGGACAGCAATATGGACAGGTTTTATCTAAAGAAGTCCGATGCATCCGGGATGTGTGTCGTAGAGGCCTATGACTTTCATAAGGCAGAAGAGGATGCCAAGCCGGATTATGTGACGAGAGAGGAGTTTGAAGAGCTGAAAAACATGATAAAGGAGAAAAACAATGAACAGCATTATGAACCAATCTACACAAAACCCATTGCCCCAAGTGAGCCAGGAACAGTTATCGTTGGTTAAGGGCCTATTATCGAAGAAGGGGATCAGCGCAGAGGCCTGGGTGAGGCAGCTATGTTCTCAGCGTGGAATCAATGTTGATGAGTTCATGGCACAGTTTAAGGACGTATCCCTTCCATGATGCGCACATGGTTTGGAATAAATAAATGAAAGGAGAAAAGCTATGGATAACGGAACATTCGGAGAGGGATCATGGATCTTTGGCCTGATTGTATTACTTGGACTCTTTGGTGGTTTTGGTGGCGGCTTTGGCGGCAACAATGCTGCTATGGCAGGCTTTGCTACGACAGCTGAAGTGCAGAATACCATAAACAGCGCATTTGCACAGCAGAATGCGCAGAACATACTTCTGTCATCGGCTAACAATAACTACGAGACAGCGAGGTTGATAAGCGATCAGAATATGTCTGTGATGCAGCAGAACAATACGAATCTCTTGACAGCTGTTAATGGCTTTAATGCCGTGAGTCAGAATATTGCCAATGGATTCAACAGCGTTAATCAGAATATCGCCAATCTTGGGTTTAAGATGGAAGAGTGTTGTTGCGGAATCAAAACAATGCTTCTCGAGAACAGACTCCAGGATACGCAGATTGCGCTTCAGAATGCACAGAACGTGGCTGTCAATGCAGAACAGAGTCAGTACCTGCTTTCGCAGATGGGTAAGTGGACTCCCACAGCGGCAGCAGCCTAAAGCAACGGGGCAGGTGATCCTGCCCCTATGAGGAGATAACCATGACAAAAATCAAAAACTATGTTAATAAGATAGATGACGAATTGAATGGAGCACAGGAATATATCGAGAAGGCTCTTTGGTATAAAGCAAAGGGTGATCAGACCAGGTACGCAAAGTACAAGGAAATGTCCGCACAGGAGCTCAATCATGCTATGATAATACATGATATGGCTGTCCAGGATATCGATGCGCTTGATGCGGTATATCCCGATCTGCCGGTCAAGATGGTTGAGAAGTGGAATGCTTCCCATGAGAAGTACATCGAGAGGGCGGCCTGGATCAGACAGATGCATCAAATGTAGGTAACGTATAGGTAACAAAAGAGCCTATAGATCCCATAAAATATAAGATGCGTACATCTCCATCAAGGATGTCTGATAATAAATAACATATGTTAGATAACCCCTGTTCATGCTATAAATCGCACGGGCAGGGGTTATTGCTTTTTCTATAATTAGGTTAAGATAGGTTACGGAAGGTTAGGTAGGTAACAAAAAGGTAACATTATAGGTAACAAATAGGTAACAGATCAGTAACACACCCGGTTTATCGCATCTGAAAGCTCTTCCATAGTAAGGTGAGTGTAGACCTGCTCAAGAATTGAGTCGGGTTTATGTCCCATAATCCGTTGACACAGGAGCTTATCGATGCCGAGCTTGTTGCATTTCGTGGCAAAGGTATGCCGGACATCGTAAGGCGTGTGATTGAGTATCTTCTTGCAGAAGTGATAGTATTGCGGCCTTGTAAGAGTCACCGGCTGAGCCTTAAATCTTCGCACGAGATCATACACAGCTTTATTTATAGGGATAGTCCGCACAGAATAGCTGTTCTTTCCCTGCTTTATATTGATGGTTTTCTTCAGAAGATCAATATCATCGGGAGAAAGATCCATAAACTCCTTTATACGCATCCCCTGGTAAAGGAGCACAAGAGTGAGAGCATATTCTTCTATATCAGATTTCTCCCACAATTTCTTTATCTCTTCGGATGTATATACTTCTCGCTCGAGTATAGTCTCTTCCTGCTCAAACTTAATAAAGTCCGTATAGTTCTTTTCAACAAGATCGTTCTGCGCAGCGTACCTAAAGATATGATTCATCACGACTCTGATGTTCGATTTTGTGGAGTAGCCTTTGGCACAATCATCGATAACCTGCTGCAGATGCCTGGTCTTTACATCTTTTATGCGCATATCCTGGATGTTTTTCATGTACTTATCGAACACCCGGTCGTAAACTACCTTTCTGTTGTCGGAAGCATCCACCTTATCTTTTATAGATTTCCACAATTCCTTCACGGTCATGGTAGATTCAAGGATCGAGTACGGATTTTTGGAGTATTCCCCGAGAGCTTCCAGGGCCTCAGCTTTGGTATGATAATATCCAAGCACGGCCCTCTTTTGAACATAATCCTGCTTGACAGGATCATATTCCATGCCGGTTGTTATCCTTGCCATATATGGGTTTCTTCTCTTGCCGGAGAGTTTTGTCACAGATCCGTAGCCATTAGGTAGTCTCATCTTTATACTCCTTGAAACATAAGATCCTGCCTACTATATAAATAGTAACAGGTATCATAATTGCTAAACCACGTTCAAAATAGGAGTGTCCATAAACCTTTGAGACTATAAAGGAAATGATTAAAGTCAATATAAAACCGATTATTGATCCTAAAAGAACAGCATCGAATAAGATGTTTAAGGCTTTTATTCTTTCCGAGTTTTCCACATTATTCTCCTTTCCTGCATGGGCATGTCATAAGCTTCTCGAGCAGGTCTTTGTGCTGAGAGTCTTTTGTAAAGACAGCCTCGAGTAGCTGATCCATGCGCTTATCCTTTAGTGATATCTGATCCTTTAGAAAATCTATGCTCGCCCGGTGCTGTTCACGTTCCTTCTCGAGCTTCTCATGATACTTGACCTTCTCTTTATCCAGGGCCGCTTGAGCCTTTTCAAGCTGACGTTCAAGTTCCTCGATCCGTTCAATCTTATATTTGAGCAGGGATTTCATAGCTCGAACATCCATATCATCGTCATCTTCAATGGTTTCGATATCTAAAAGAGCCTTTGCGATCGGTCTGATTGTTTCTTCGTACTTAAAAGAGGACTCTTCAGATCCCTCAGCGAACACCCTGGAAAGAGTGGACTTTGCGAGATAATCCCCGTTCTTCTCCATCAGTTTTGCAATATCCGTAAAGGAAAGCTTCTTTTTATCCCGTACTTCTCTGAGTTCGAGGATCAGTTCTTTTGTGTCTGTCATGGTGTTTTCTCCTGTTTCATGCGTGGAACATGTCCCATGTAAAGGACTTCTTTCTGAAACGGCACGATGCTACACTTTAGTTACAGAAAGGAGCTACGAATATGAGAGAGATTGAAAACTACAAAATAGGTTTAGGCATATTCTTTGGCGGTCTTGTACTTATTATACACACACTTCTTATAATGATCATCACTTTATAGGAGACGAACATGGACATAATACAATTCATCGAGCTGTATGTTAATGCGAGTGATGAGGTTAGGATTCAGATTGAAGGAATTGTAAGTATTTTTGAAGAGCAATCTGTTTATCCTGCGGAAGTTTCTGTATCCGCTCGTATAAATCCATAGCCTTTTCTATGACAACGGGATCACCCGGGATGTTAGGCCTGTCAACAAGATAGTCATGATCCTGGGGGAGTCCTTCCGAGCTTCCGTTCTCATTAACTAATTCCATATAAATCATGCCGAGCGCATCAGCGATCTTGCACATCTTGTCGTACTTGGGAACACTTCTGCCGGATTTCCAATCAGAAAAAGTAGATCTGCCTATGCCTGCACGTTCTGCAACCTTACCGTCTGTCAGACCTTTAGAGTCTCGAATTGTCGCATATTTCTCATAACTTATCATATCAAAATCCTCATGTTATGAAAACATTACAAAAAGTTGTTGACAATGTTATGATATCCGTGCTATATTGAATGTACGGAAACCATAACATATTTTTTAGGGTAAATAAATTATATCGGATTTCCGAACAAATGTCTACTACTAGATATGGAAAGGAGATGCATTATGTACGCAAAATATGCGGAATTAAGGGACGCAAAAGGCCTTACTGATGGAAAGGTATCCGAGCAGACCGGCATTCCGAGGAGTACATTTACCGATTGGAAACAAGGTCGGAGTGCTCCAAAGGTTGAGAAGCTGATGAAGATAGCGGATCTATTCAAGGTAACACTTGATGAGTTGGTCAGATAGGAAGGAGAACAAAATGGATCAGATACCTAATGACGGAAAATACCCCTTTACACCATGCGACATACCCGATGACAACGGATCATACCATTGTCCTTACGCAGATGGTTATGCCGGGTACGAGGATGAGATGTGCAGAGTGTGCTGCGGACTTGGGGTAGATGAGTAGAAGGGAGCAGGGAGATGACATTGATATGGGGTATAGCTGCGATAGTTATTTATTTCGGGATCATCTTAGTCCTGGCAAAGGATGCGATGGATCAGATAAGAGGTAGGCACGATGAGTGGAAAATCATTCGAAGGAACAGAAAAGATCATCATTGGAAGATATGAATACGAGCATCTCAAGAAGAAGGCAGAAGAGTTTGATGTAGACATCAAGACCATCATTGAATGGCTCGTGGAGGAACACCTGGATGAATTATGAAGGATCATTGACAGTAATTGAGATAGCCGCCTGGATACACAAGAGTGCGCATTTCGTTCGTAAGGGGATCGAGAACGGCTCTCTTGGTATCGGGGGATATGTCAAGGAAGGAAGTAAGGGATCGTATTACATCTCGCCTAAGTTGGCGTGGGAAAGGTTAGGGTACAGAAGGAATGAAGAGAATACTGATTGTAACAGCACTCCTCTTCATGATGGGTGCAACAACGACAGAAGCAGCTACGAGATGTTGGGCAACGGCATATTGCAAGACCGGCACAACAGCATCGGGGACACAGACAACAGAGCATCGGACGGTGGCAGGTAAACGTGAATGGTTTGGCAGGGGTATTCACATTTGGCTCGATGACGGGGACGGGCAGATAAAGCCGGAGAATTATCTCGGCAGATACATAGTCGAGGATACAGGTGGAGATCCGATCAGAAAAGGAAGAGTGATCGATATCTACATGCCGGTCAAGGAAGATTGCAAACAGTTCGGTGGCAGACGAATTATCTATGAATTAGAGGAAAGGTAAGGTGGAACATGGAACAGACATTGATGAGTTTGGTGGGTGAACATTCACAGGTAATGGCAATGATCGATGATCCCGAGGTGGATCAGCAGACAGTATTGGATACTCTCGACAGCATCGAGGGAGCAATAGAAGTCAAGGCAGACGGATACGCAGCCGTACTCCGGGGCATCAAGTATGAAAGAGAAGGTCTCAACGGCAAGAGACAATACCTTCAGAAGCTCCTGGATGAGATCGACAGACGGGACGTAAACCTTAAAAACCATGAGGAAGCAATGATGGACAGGCTCATGGCAGCGATGATAGCCACAGGGAAAGACGAGACCGGCATCAAGACAAAGGAGTTCGAGTTCAAGATTGTCGGGACGGGCGGTATACCGAAGCTTGAGGTTGACGAGGACAAGATGCCCGAAGGTTTTACGAAGGTAGTTCAGAAGATAACTCCCGACAATAAGAAGATCCGGGAATATCTCAAAGATCATGAGTGCGATTGGGCATGGCTTCTTCCGAATAAGAAGAAATTAGAGATCAAGGGGGTGTGACATATGGGAATGTTTAGGAATTTGAGAGCTGAAGAAATAGATTGTAGGGTTGCACAGATTACAAAGGACGGATCGCTCATGCTCCTGCTGTATAAGGATGCCAGGGTTGATCAGAAGTTGTTGGATGAAAAGTTCGGTGTATTCGGATGGCAGAGAACACATGAGCTTATTGGTGGAAACCTGTATTGTACTGTATCGGTCAAGAATCCCGATACGGGGGAATGGATTTCAAAGCAGGATGTAGGAACAAAGTCGGCTACAGAAGAAGAAAAAGGCCAGGCATCCGACAGCTTCAAGAGAGCATGTTTCAATCTTGGAATCGGCAGGGAGTTATACACAGCTCCGACAATATGGGTACGCAATGGCGATTATAAAGCTAATGAGAAAGGCGGCACATACGATAAGTTCCAAGTATCCGATATCGGATATGACAAGGAAGGCAATATCAATAAGCTCTCCATAAAGAACGTCAAGCTGAACAAGGTGGTGTTCACATACGGCATAGAACATGTTGAAGGCGAAGTAGTTAAGAAGGAGAAAAAAGAAGTGATACCAGGATATCCGGCAAGAGACAAGATGCTTGAAGTAGCCAAGAAGCATTATCCCGAGGGATCTGAAGTTCTTAATATCCTTCTGCAGGCCACAGGCGCAGAGAAGATTGATGATCTCACAGAGGAACAGCTTGGCGCAATCTATAACAAGTATGGGGGTAGATGATGGACTTCACGGGTAAAATATACAGCTTTTCACGGGATTTTAATACGAGGAAACCGATCATAGCTTTCATCGTAAATGAAGAGCCTAATGGCATAGATGAGCTGAATGGCAAGGATCTGAAACTGAAGATATCTAAGAGCACGAAGCCGAGAAGCTTGGATGCAAATGCATACTTTCATGTGCTATGCGACAAGCTCCGGCAGAAGCTTGGGATCTCTATGGCTCATTGCAAGAACATACTGATCACGTCCTACGGTCAGATCGAATATCTTTCCGAGGGGCAGCCGCTCATATACAAGACAAATGCTCCTGTGGAGTATGTGCAGGAGCTTGAGGCGGCACATATGAAGTTCATCAAGATGAGCGATGACCTGGCTTATATGTATAAGGTTTATCGAGGATCTCACACTTACAATGCCACAGAGATGCATCAGCTTTTGGAAGGGACTATACGGGAGTGCGAATTACAGGGGATAGAGACCAAGACTCCCGATGAGCTGCAGAAAATGGAAATGTTAATGAAAGGGGAAAACAATGGCTAAGAAGGTATTAACTCAGAAGGAATGGATCGTTAAGTATTTGATGGGACATAAGGGCGGTCTGACGCCTAAGAAGGCAGAGGATCTGTACGGGATCATGAGACTTGCGAGCAGGATAGCAGAGCTTAGAGAAGAAGGTTATCCGATAGAGAAGGATACGGTAATAGTCCCCAACAGAAGAGGACAGAAGTGCAGAGTAGCGAGGTATAGGTGGGTGGCATAAATGGCAGAGAGAAGGATGTTTGCAAAGGCGGTAGTCCTGTCAGATGCTTTCATGGATCTCCCGGTCGGTGCGAAATATCTCTATTTCACGCTTGGCATGTATGCAGATGATGACGGATTTGTGAGCAATCCCAAGAGCATCATGAGGCAATGCGAATCGACACAGGCAGACATAGATATCCTAGAGGCCAAAAGATATATTCTGCGGTTTGATAGCGGAGTAATAGCAATCAAACATTGGAGAATGAACAATTACCTGCGGAGCGACCGATATCAGCCTACGACATATGTAGAGGAGAAAAATACCCTTGCCCTGGATCAGAAGGGAGCATATGTCGAGGCAGATAAGGTTGGTATACCACCTGGTATACCGGATATGGGTATACCCAGGATAGGTAAGGATAGGATAGTAAAGGATAAAAATAATGTGTCTGCAAACAAGAAGATCCATAACTTTTCTGAAAGACAGATTGATTACCAAGAGATAGAGGCAATAGTACATGGACAAACGTAAATGTAAAAGCTGTAAGTACAGATCACACATAAATGCAACGGTTATATGCAATTACATACTGATCAAAAAACAGAGACGAGGATGTTATGAAGGGCCTTGCGATAAGTATGAGAAGGGAGACCAGGTTGAAGAGCATAATTTCTGATGATGTAGAACATGTTTGTTATTTATGCGGATGCTACGGGCAGATGGATACGCATCATATATTCGGTGGCCCGTGCCGGAGCGCAAGCGATAAAAGGAAGTTGGTAGTTCACCTTTGCCACAAGTGCCATATGGATCTTCATGATCACGGAACAAACAAGCAGCTGCTCCATGAGATCGGTCAGAGGACGTATGAAGAGTGGATTGGTACACGAGATGAGTTTATACAGGAGTTTATAAGGAGTTATTTATGAATTGGGAAAGATACGGAGAGTGCGAAGGACAATTATCATTTGACGATGTGTTCGGTGAGTCCGTAAAGATTGAAAAAACTATCCGACTTATTGAGTTATTTGCAGGAGTCGGATCACAAGCGATGGCACTTCGGAACATCGGAGCAGACTTTGAGCATTACAGGATGGTCGAGTTCGATAAATATGCGGTGGCGAGTTATAACGCCATACACGGCACAAGCTTTCAGACATCTGATATTCGAGAGGTGAAGGGTAGTGATCTCGGGATAACGAATACAGGACATTACACCTACATTATGACGTATTCCTTCCCTTGTCAGGATCTGTCGGTAGCCGGGAAGATGCGAGGTATGGAGCAGGGATCGGGAACAAGATCATCACTTCTGTTTGAAGTCGGAAGGCTGCTTGATGAAGTGGAAGAGCTTCCGCAGATTTTGCTGATGGAGAATGTTCCACAGGTCATCAGCAAAAAGAATGAGAATGCTTTCAAACAATGGACAGACTCACTTGAGTGGAAAGGATATAAAAACCACATTCAAATTCTTAATGCCAAAGATTACGGAGTAGCGCAGAGCAGAAAGAGATGCTTTATGGTTTCAATCCTGGGTGATAAGGGATATCAGTTTCCGAAACCTATTCCGCTCGATAAGTGTATGAAGGACTACTTGGAAGATGAGGTCGATGAGAAATATTACATAACTTCAGAAAAAGCGAAAAAACTTATTGACAAGCTCGTAATAGGCGGCAAGCTCTTGACAGACAGACAGACAGACAGACAGACAGACAGACAGTTGATCTCTGTCTCAAAAACCCAAGAGTCATCGACACAGCAAATTGTGTCAAAGCACGATACGATGCCGGAATCTCAAACCTGCAAGCAGACGGAAGCGGTGTACTTGAATTACAACGATGTGTTCCAAAGGAATGTTGATGTGGCCTGTACGTTATGCGCAAGAGATTATAAAGGCTTCGGAACAGGATTTAATTACATGAACGGAGTAGTGGAATGGGAAAAGAGATAGAGATAATTGGCAAGATGGATCACACGATGGATCATACTTTTGAATCTGCCAACAGAGTATACGGAACACAAGGTATATGCCCGACTCTTCCTACCTGCGGTGGTGGCAATATTCAACCAAAGATTATGGAGTGTGTTGCTATGAGGGGCAGGGGAGAGAAAAACGAACAGCAGCTTGAGATCAGATCTGATGAATGTACCAACAGCATAACAACAGTACAAAAAGACAATATGTGTCTTGAAGAAATCAAATTGATAGATACGTTATACGGACAACATTCCAGATGGGGTGTCTACGATCAGAACGGAACATCTCCAACAATTACCGCAAGCATGGGATTGGGCGGTGGTCATATACCGATGGTGTTTGATAAAGAGAAAACAGATATTTTAAGAGAATGGACTTGGGAAATTGACGGAGAATTATATCTGATCCGCATCCGCAAGCTCACACCGAGAGAATGTTGGAGACTTATGGGATTCACGGATGAGGACTTTGACAAGGCGCAGGAAGTAAACAGCAATACGCAATTATACAAGCAAGCAGGCAATTCGATAGTAGTGCCGGTATTGGAAGGAATATTTAAGGGATTGACCGGAAGGAGTGAGATATGACAAGAGAAGAAGCAAAAAGGCGAATGGAGATATGCCGAAATTTTTTAGCGAACAATTATTCCGATATGGGAGAACCGAATTTCACGGCATTTAAAATGGCAATACAGGCACTATCGCAAGAGCCGTGTGATGATGCGATAAGCCGTGAAGATAGATTAATTGATTTGGCAAATGCAATAGAAAGTGATGATAGTGGCTATTGGACAAACGAGAGAATATCATCAGCATTAAGGAATATATCTTCCGTCACGCATTTGTCACATCAAAGTTTTGCCCTAATTGCGGTGCGAAGATGGAAAGTGAGGATAAATGAAAATCGGTCTAATAGACGTTGACGGACATAATTTTCCTAACCTTGCATTGATGAAAATATCAGCATTTCACAAGTCGAGGGGAGATCAAGTCGAATGGTATAACCCTTTAATATCGGGGCATTGCGACAAGGTTTATATGTCTAAGGTGTTCACGTTTACAGAGGACTATGAATATTTCGTTGATGCAGACGAGATCGAGAAGGGCGGTACTGGGTACAAACTGTATGACAAAAACCTTCCCGAAGAAGTTGATAAGTGCTTTCCCGATTATAGCCTATATCCACAATATGACTTTGCTATCGGGTTTTTGACAAGGGGGTGTATTAGAAAATGTCCGTGGTGCGTAGTGCCAAAGAAGGAAGGAGAGTTGAAGCCGTACTGTAATTGGCAAAGCATAAGACGGACAGACACAAACAAAATAGTATTCATGGATAACAATGTGTTGGCTTCTGAATACGGCATTGAGCAGATAAGGTCAATGATAGGGCAGGACGTAAGGATAGACTTCAATCAAGGGTTAGATGCAAGGCTTATCACAGACAATATAGCCGAAATGCTATCACAAGTGAAATGGATAAGGCATATAAGACTTGCGTGTGACACATCAGCCATGATCCCGATCGTGACCGAAGCGGTGCAAAGGTTAGGAAAGTACGGAGTAAAACCATATAGAATATTTATTTACACGTTAATACAAGACATTGAAGAAGCACACGAACGTATCAAGGCTTTATACAAATTGGGAGTAGAGCCATTTGCTCAACCATATAGGGATTTTGAAACAAACTATGTCAATCCCGAACATAAGCGGTTAGCAAGATGGTGTAACCACAAGGCAATAGCAAAGACAATTAAGTTTGAAGAATATAAAGGGTAAAGGCAGAAAGTGAGGAGCAGACAGATGCCACATAGTTTAAGAGCGAAATTAAGCGGTTTGCGATACAAAGGAATTCTTGAAGATAAAGACTATAAGCGATTATGCAAGGCACTTGATAACGAAAAGGTGCTTGAACAGATAAGGAATGAGATAGAACAGGTTGAAATTAACGGTT